GGTAATGAGGAGCAACGTGGTGCAATTGGGCATGAAACCGGTGGTAAGGGCCGCGCATTCAATACTACTACTGGCCCTAGAGAAAGTAAATCGAGGCCAAGATCCGCAGGCTGCATCGCTACAGCATTTACTGTGCATTATAATGCAAGAGAGATATGGAAAGGGGGTTCATGGTGTTATTTTTGGATTGGCCATGAAGATGAGTCTGTAGCCAATAACAACTACTACAAAGGCTTGTCAGGCAAACCTTACCATAAATATGAAAAAAGACAAAGCTGGGATTGGGGATCACCTTTTGGCGGCCACGGAGACCCGGACACAACCGCAGCATGGAGCAGCAAGGTTGCTAAAAAGAGAGCCAAAAGAGGCAAATAGGCCTAATTACTAACAGGAGTTACGATGAGTAAAGTCGATGGTTATATACCAAATATAGACGGGTTAACAGAACAAGCAAAATTAGAAATTAAAAAAGGTGTCAATGACGGTTTATTCTGCACTGATGTCCAAGAGAAAGTGCCAAATCGATACAAAGCAGGTTGCGAAAAGGTTATGAAAGGTAGAAACAATTCTTGGATTGTGCTGGGCCGCGACAGGCCTTCGACAGTCGTAACGGGCGCTGGCGGAGCAGGATACACCCAGTGTGGGATGATCGATATGGTAGTTGGCCTTGGTGCTGTTACATCTACGAGAGAAATAAAGAAAGGGGAAGACCCCCTCGGTCCCAAGAATGTAGTTAGCGCTAATTTTGCTGCCGATGCTGCTAGGTTATACATGTCGCAAAGGTGTGTTGGTAAAGGTGGCATTGATGCCTACCTTGGTCTAAGCAGAACCAGAGGCCCCTCTGCTCAAAATAAATCGGCAATTGCATTAAAAGCTGACCATGTTCGCATTGTAGGGCGTGAGAATGTAAGGATCTATGCCGCCAGAACACAAAACTTTCAAGGCTTTGGTCTTGGCGGCGAACCGACTACGTTAGGGACGCCAATTACAAAATCAACCATTGAACTGGTAGCCGGGAGAGAAGAAGATCTCCAACCAGCGGTTCTGGGTGATAACTTAAAAAGATATCTTGAATCCAAAGACGAGTCGATGACAAACGTACTTAGAGTCGTTATTGGTATTGTAGATCAATTAATGGAATTGAACTCCGCTGTTATGTTTCTAAACCCTGCTTTGATGAAAAACATCCCCAAAAACATTAATGACTATTTCGATACAATCATAGGCACCTTAAACGGTGAAATCGACAAGATTAATTCACTGGACAAACTGATAGTATCTGGTGGTAACCCACTACTTAGCAACACCGTATTTATAACTTAGAGGTAAAAAATGTCAAAAACTCCCATATGTGCGCCAATAGCGCCATTGCCAAAGCCCGACCCAAAGGCCCCATGTCCAACTTGTTTACCAGACAAGACCTTTGTTGAGCCAACGTGGCACACAACAGAATCCCCTTATTTAAACAGGAAAACCTGCGAGTATATGGTATCGGTAACCGTTAACAGTCGTGGGGATTCGCACACAACAAGCTCAGTCAAAAAATCTGGATTGCCTTTTAAAAAGTTGTTGAAAACCTACATAAGACCCGGCCTCCGGGAATTATTAAGATATTTCGACAAATTAGAAAATGATGAAATAGTGTGTGCGTCTTATACAACAGAACAAGGCGGAATAAAATCTGTTTCCATAGGCATGGAAGGGTCCAAGCCCAAGGTCAAAGTCAAATCAAAATCTTCTAAATACGCTTTTGATAAAGAGTGTAGGGAGATCTTAGATTTCGATTATTCTGAATTTATAAAAATCAAAAACAAACCATCCACATTGCAAGGCGACAGTGTTCACAAGATATATAACATCGACGAACAGATAAGACAAAAATACCCACAGATAAAAAATATAAATGCTATTGAGTTATATGCTAGAGCTATAGACTACCATTTTACTGGATACGGTGAAAGTGTAATGAAAGTATTAATAGCAATACCTGCATTTATATTTGATCAAGTACCGGAGGCCCCAGACTTACCAGACGTAGATGTCAGCGCTGAGAGATTATTCATTTCTCCAAGAAGGTTACACACCGACATTACTCGGTTGAAAGAGGTGTTGTTATCTTTTTCTCAATATCAAGCATTTTTCTATCGCTATCAGAATGGGACTTTATATTTTAAAGACACAGAGACAACAGAAGAGTCAGACGAAGCAGAGACCAGTGACCCGCTAAAGAAAGTAGGGAAAAAGTTTTATATAAAATTTTATGTTAAAAGATTAGAGCTTTTCGAGAATGCGCTAGAAAAACTTCTCAAACAGAACGGGTTCACATATAGTACATTTCTTAATAGAAGAACCTCAGATATGCCTTGGAGAATAAAATTTGTTTTTGACAAGACCGACGAAAAGCGCCCTTTTACTCTTAAGAGAGTGGGGGTGAAAATAGAAGGTTGTTATTACAAAAAATTAGGAAAAGGTCTGTCATCTTTTCTCAAAAAAAGCTTGATACAAGACCAAACCCTGATGGGCTTAATAGCAAATATAAAAGATATTAGGAGCGATCTGGACGCCCGAGAAACGCCCGGATGGCTAGATTTTTGTTTAAAGTATATCTATCCCAATTTGGGAGTAAACTATGGCTCAAAAGACAAATATAAAGAACAAACAGCAGTTAATTGCTTAGGGGATAAACTTGGATTAAACGGAATCGATGATTTTGTACACAATGCTGTAGGGGAGTTCACGGATTTGTTCGCCTATCAGTTTAATAAAAACCAATGTCGCGCCCTAGGGCAAAAACTTCCGGAAATCGACTTGTTTGATTCATCCGGAGGCATTCAGGATAAATACATTGATGAGTGGTATAACAACAAATACGCAAAAATCGGTGAACCATCCATTCTAGAAGAAATGCTAAAGGATATAAAAAGTAACTGGGATAACGTAAACAAGTCAGAGGACAAACTGAAAAAACTTATGGGGGCGCTAAATCCTTGTAATTTTTTCCAACTTGGGCTAAAAGCTATACAGTGTTTGATGTCTGGTATGTCCTTCGAGGCCTCTATGAGAATCATGGCTAAAAAGGCCTTATCAACAATGGCTAGTGATGCTTTGGAAAAAGTTATGGAAGCTTTACCATACGACAAGCAAGAAGAAATAAGGAACATGGTGGAAGACAAATTCGGGAATATGCCTGCTCCTTGGGAGAAGGGGTATAAGCCCGGTAGCTTTGATAAAGTTATTGATAAGAGAACTGCTGACGGGATAGCTGCAAAAGAAAAAACAGCAAATGAAATGTTGGATAATCAGAGCGATGCCGTAACGAAAATGAAAGAACTAAACAAAAGGGTGGAGGAGTTAGCCACTTGTCTTGAAAATCCAAACATCTGTACGCGAGACGGGAAATTAAGACCCCCTCCGCCACCAGTGGCCGCAGTTTATCCACCATTGACATATGTCGAAAACATGAGAAGGGGTGATAAAGGAGCAAGCGTAACGGCCTTACAAGTAGCTTTGGTAACACTAGGACACAAATTGGTCCCAGATGGGGATTTTGGTAAAAACACCAGAAACGCCTTGAAAGCATATCAGAGATCTGCAAAAATACTGGTTGATGGGATTGCTGGTCCACAAACAAGAGCCAGCATAAATTCGGCTTTAACAGCTAAAGCAAAAGCGGAAAATGACAGTGAGGCCCCTAATGAAGACTCAATAGTTATTAACAAGCCAAACTCTACAGAAAAACAAGTTCTTGAATCGTCGGGGGTTGTACAGGGATCTACCGATAGTTTATACGGTGATATTCTAAAGGAACTTATGGATGCTCACAAGCAAACAAACACAAGTGTACAAAACACAGAGCGAGAATTGAAAGAAGATGAACAGAAGTTAGAAAATCTAAAGGGCAAGCTAAGGAGCGTTGGCGAGGAACAAGAGCAAAAACAAAAAGATTTGGAAGCGGCAAAAGCTAAAATGAGGGCTTACATGAACCAACTTGAAATAGACTGGTTTGATCATGGCGGTATCAAGACAATGACTGCTTGGCAGAAAGTGGAGGTGAAAGATCTCCAAGACAAAATAGACGAAGCACTACAGGCAACGGCCAAATTGGAACAAGATTACAATAAGATGTTGCCCGGTATCGAGTACTTGGAAAAGAGAATTCTAAAAAAAGCCGCAGCCGTAAAAACAGCATACGAAAAAAGAACAGAATCATATGATACTGCTATGAATTTAGAGAAAATGGTAGACGACAAGATAAAAGAATTACAAGGAGAGTGGTTTACGAAGAGAACTGAGTTGCAATTGGCGATGGCTGAACAGGCTAAAAAGTATTCAGCCAATGATACAACGTTAAATGAAGAATCTGGCCCATATGCTAACTGGAATGATCTCTCGGAAGATGAAAGGACGTCCCTAACCGCAAGAGAGAGAAACAAACACGACGACAGAATCATGAAAGGTGTAAGCCCAGACGATCCTGATTTCGAGCAAGGCACCTATGGTAAAGCCTTGGGGGATATCCAATCAGCAGTAACATCGGCATATGTGGAAGCAATAATGGAGACTGCGGAATTACAACAACTTATGGGTATACTTAATAAACTCCCCGGAGTTAAGCTTATTGGCTCTTTCCTTGCGGGTTTGAAGTGCCCCTTGCCAAGTTTTATCTACCCTCCATTATCAAGTTTTCTTGGAACGTTGACTCTTGATCCTTGTGGCCCCGGCAAAACAAGGATATCCTTTGGTGAACTTCCAAAACTGCGAAGCTTTAACGGTTGGAATTTTTTAAATATATTAAAAAATGCTTTTGTAGATGCTCTTTTGCAGGTAGTGACCGAGATAATGTTTGCTATAATTTTTAAGCTGGCTTCTATTGTGTTTGACGTAACATGCCAGACTTTAGCAGCCGCAGGTCAAGCCGCTTTTAAAGGAATAGTTGGTGACAGCGGATGGAGAAACGCGGTAGACGATTTCTTTTGTGGCAAAGACAAGCCTGAAGACGAGCGTGATGATCACGCTGCGCTGGTTTTAAAGACAGCCGTCCCTCAAATACCCGGAGATGCCAAAGATCTGGCTAAGACGATGTCTGTTATCGGTACTAAATCTGAATATGCAAGAGCAATTACTTCCCTACCAGAAGACCAAGATATGGGTTTTATGAAAAATCTATCTTCACTTATAGTTGCAAACCACCCAGAGTACGCACTGACTATGGGAACTCCTGAAATGCTCGTTACGTTCTTTTCGCAGGTAGGAAATCTTTTAACAGCAGACCAGATTGTCCAACTGAGAGATTCTTTAGATTTTGAGTCGGAAATTCCTCTAGATGACAGTATATGTTTGACAGACGATGAACTTGACCAATGGGCTCAGGATAGAGAAGACGCATTAACAAACGCAGGATTAGATCCTCAAATAGCAAAAGATTTTGTTGCGAGGCAAGATGAAAGAAGGAAATCGGATTTGGCAGATATAGCAGATATTCTATCACAATCACCAGAGGGAATGTTAGAGAACGCCTTGAACGAAGCGCTTGGTGCAAGTGATCCTGATCCGGGTTGTGACGTCTCCAAGTCAGCAGTACAATTAGAGAAAGTAGAGCAGGTCAAAGATGCTGTCGGTAAAGCTACCAAGGGCATGTTCAAGAGGCTAGAAAAGGCCTTTTTCGATGATATAATTCTGTGGCGCTGGCCAATGGACCCAAGGTCATGGAATGACACACCGGGAATTCTAAGCACCATATTGGCAGATACACAGGGGTATACTTTAAATTTCCACAATATAGCAAGAAACAATATCTTTTTTAAAACATCTAATTTTGTTACTTTTGGTTTTTATCCTAAGTACGAAGAGTACCCCGAGACAGTCGGGATAAAGTTCAGAGAAGCCCTTTTAGAAACCAGCTTTAAGTCAGAAGGCACTAAGACCAAAATACCAATTAAGTATGATATTACTGATGACTATTCTTGGAAAAGTGTGATCACGTTGACGGACGAATTCAAAGAGACAAACGACCTTGGTCAAGAAGTCTACCCTCGTGCGTTCGATTACAAATTCAAACAAAAATCACCAGAAAACACACTAGGCACGTTTAGAGTTGAAAAACCTTTGGGCCCCGATAATAAAGACTATCAAAAATACAAACTGTTGCCTTCTAGCGGACAACTTGGAAAAAGTGATTTCAGAGGTTTGGTGATGAAGAACCTGTTGAACAACTGGGTCTATAAAGATTTTAATAATGTAGATATTGATGAGTCCGAGGCAAGGTCTCTGATGTCTAAATTGCAGAACATTGTAAATACAAAATTTGTAGCTTCTCTAATGAGCGTTGATGGAAATATCCCATCTGGTTTCCTCCACGGTAGTAAAAACCAAGAAATAAAAGCAGAACACCTTGAATATGTTGCCCCGAATGGGGCAGAATACGATTTTGAAGAAACAGACGCAGTTTTCGGAAGAGCAAAGTCTGAAAACGATAGGGTTAAGTTCCTAGACCCTGCTAAATATGGTGGAGACTATACTTCACCAAGTATTTATATTTCACCCCCTAAAGACGAAGGTTTGATGCAAATTGCGAGGGTTTTTGTTCCGCATATTTCGGAGGGGTGCAACCCAGATTTGTCAAAGTCTCATTTTTTAAAATTGGATCAAATAAAAGAAATTATAGATGCTGCGAGAGCCGGTATGAAACCCCATAAGAAGTTGGAATTTTCCCCTGAGTGTGTAAGAGAATTCCCATTTGATAAAATAGCTTCTCCTGCCACTCTTGCTTCACTAGAAGGGGTCGTTATAGCCACCATAAGAGTATATCTGGCAGACTTTTTTGCCAAAACGATGCCTATCTGGTCAAGCATTTCTTTGGTTTCTTTGGTCAACAACGCTGAGAACTATGATGAACTGCTACCAGAATATATTGTCATGCTTATGAAGCGAGGCCTTTCTAGCGAGAAGTCCATCTTTTCTCGTGCTACTTATGAGGCTTACCCGTATTGGCTTTTATTCTTGGAGCAAGCGGCTCAAATTGTGCAAAGGAGAGTAAAGAACGGCTCCATAGAAGAGACAACAGATATTAAAGAGGCCTTTGATACTATCAACGAACTACAAAATCAACATGTTGTTGCGAGTCCAAAAGATTTGATACTTGTGGCAAAATCATACGATGGAGATGTAAAGGTCAACAATTTCGCAAATGATTATTTGGCAGAATCGATTGTTAAGGGTGGGGCATTGATAGGTGGCGTTATGGAGCGTGGAGAGTTGCCTTCTGGTACGAGTTCTTTTGGAAGTATCTTATGGTCTGCTTTCGGCTTAAAAGAGGCCCGGTTTAGCGCTAAAATGTGGACTCTTCACCGTGGCCGCAAAGCTGCCATGACTTTGTTAAAGTATCTTGTGATTGGCGAAATCAATGAATACCAATCAACGATGGCAAACAAATTGCATGAAATGAATAATATGCCACATTTTAATGATTTGGGCCTGTCCTTGATAGGGAAGCATGGCGCAGCGGTAGGTAAAGCTCCAGAGAGTGGAATCTGGGCGACTACACCAGATAGTGAAGAGTTCAAGGTGCCACCAGAAACAAGAAGAAAATATGGTGATGTAAATTCTGTGTCTTCCAACCCGCTTGAGAGACACAGCCTAGAGAGTGCAAAGGGAAAGTTGCCCAAAGTTAAACAAGAAGATTTTGACTTTATGAAAGAAAACGGAGCACTTTTTCTAGAAAAATATATAAGACTATTCGATCGTACAGAGGAAAGCGGCACAAAACCAATCCCAGATTTTATCAAAAACAGACCAAACCACCTCAAGGGTGTAGTTAACATATCTGATTTCAAGAAGTTTCTTAATGACAACAAAGATTCGATTCCGGCAGATATAAGAATATCAGATTGGTTTATGGTAAAAGAGATTGCCGAGTCTGAAGAAAATAAGCCTGCTGAGTATGAGGACGTAGTTGGTATAAAATACGGTGTTAGGCTATGCTATATACCCGACGAAGATTTCCGGCCTTTTAGCTTGCCAAACGCAGAAGACAGCAATAAGGCAATTTTAGAAAAATCTTTTAAGTGCAAGCCAATATCATTCGAGGTAGAAAAAGAATCTACGGTACCCGGCTCCTTATCTGGTCCGACTTATCAGGTTAGTGTGCTAGAAGGTTCCAAAAATACTTTTCCCATAGAGGAGATAGAACAGGAAATACCTGATACTGAGTTAATTAAATTAATTGAATTTGATGATGATTTAAATCAAGAATTAAGGTGTTATGTTGATAGGTTGACCCTTGGCACAAGATTTGATTTAATATTTCATAAATCTTTGCACTTAAAAAGAATAACCTCCCTGCTTATGATATCATCTTATGACAGTTGGGTGCCCTCGATAGGTGCGAAAGGCAGCGATGAAAGGATAGAACCAGAAACCCCCGAAGCTTACGAGGACATGGAAGACGACCCACCATCCTATTCAGACCCCGGTGGGACGCCATATTTTAATGACAGCAGAAAAGAATGTAGAAAATTGTTTATAGCCAATTATAGGAGAAACGATTTTGACCCAAAGGACGAAGAAGAAGATTTCGACCCAATCAAGGACAACGTACAACAAATGATGTCAAATACGTTTAGTTCTGTTTTGTATGGCTCAGATGTTCCTTTCTGGATGAAATGGAGAGTTCTTAAAGAAAACCCTGACGATAAAGAAGGTAACGCTTGTGGTAATCAATTCACTAAACTATTTAAGAAAACAGAGGAATAAGAATAATGGCCAATTTAACAGTAAGATTCCCGTTAGAACAAACAGGAAAAAACACAGGCTTTGATTTACTTTCTAGTGAAGATATAAGGGATTTGGTCAAATTTAATATCAAAAACACCCTCTTGACGTGTCCGGGCGAACGTACATTTGACAGCGAGGACTTTGGAGCTTGTTTGAGAAAAATATTATTTGAATACCCAACCGCATCTGTTTTAGACACAGCAGCTTCAGCGATAAGAAAGCAATTGGGGATATTCGTTCCGTATATTGTTTTAGAGGATGTTGATATCACAAACCCGGACAATATGGTAGCACATGTCAGGCTACTATACTATATAAATGAAATAGAGGCTAGAGACGAACTGTTAATTAGAGTCAGAGTATAAAGTATAAATTGATATAAAACCTATTTATTTTGTAAAAGAGGGTCCCTATAAATGCCAAAAAGCAAAAATATTAATATAAAATACACCAGCAGAGAATTTGAATCTATCAAGGAAGACCTTATAGATCATGCTAAACGATACTACCCAGATACCTATAGGGACTTTTCGAAGCCTTCATTCGGAGCAATGGTAATAGACAGTGTGGCTTATGTCGGCGATGTATTGTCATATTATTTAGACTATCATGTTAATGAATCCTTTATGGATACGTCGATAGAATTTGACAATATCAGGAAACATGCTAGATCCCTTGGTTATAATTACACTGGTGTTCCCACTACATACGGTATTTTAGATTTTTATGTTTTATGCCCAGCCAATGCAGAAGGAACGGCTCCAGATTTAACTTACTTGCCAACACTAAAGGCGGGATCGACCTTCACATCTGAAAATGGTGGAAATTTTATATTAACAGAGGACGTTATTTTTAATAGTGTAAACAACGAATTTAGAGCAGCTAGATTTAATGGCGCCACGGGTGCTACAACCAATTTTGCTGTAAAGGCTTCGGGCCAAGTTCAATCTGGTATGTTGATGTCTGCGGAGGCAGACCTGACAGACGAAGCCTTCGAGAGATTCAGGAAAGTCAGAATTGGCGCAGGAGAAGTTACGGATATAACAAGCGTTGTAGATTCCGAAGGAAACAAATACTATGAAGTTGATAACCTTGCTCAAGAAACGATATTAGTTGAAACCACAAATCCGGACGCCCTCACTGATGGCGTCAGATCTATAATCAAGCCTTTTGTGGCCACTAGAAGATTTACTGTGGAGAGGGACGATACTGGAACATATCTACAATTTGGATTTGGCTCAGGGGAAGAAGACCCAACTGCTT